CATGATCGTCCTTTAAAGTAGTAGAACCAATGGTGCCGAGATCTTCCCGGTCACCATTGGCTCTAATAATTACTGCTTCGACCTTTACATTAAAAGGCTCATGTTCCATCTAGCACTGCTGTTGCTTAGTATTCCGTTGCTTGGTTTGGTTAAGGTTACCACTGTAGAGTGTAAAGTAACCGTTGTATACCTGAGTTTCGGAGAAGTTGGTCTGGATCTGACGAACTTGCTTTTGCTCAACAATACCGGAGTTAGTGGCCACTACACCGTTACCGACCAGCTGGTAGGCGTGAACTGTAGCGTCATCTACCCAGGTGGGAGTGGCATTGGGGGTACCTACATAGTTGGGGTAAGCGATGGTCTCATTGGCTGTACTAACACTAACGTTGGTAATTGTAGGAGTAGCACCGGTAAGAGAGTTGACACTCAAGCTTACACCACTACCTAGGATGAGATCTACAGCACCAGTACCGAGGAACTGACCACCGTTGGCATTGACCGTAAAGGCTACACCACTCAAAGCGGTAGTAGACAGGGCAGTAACTAGACCGCTAACCGTAGTACCACTAGTAAAGGAACCGGTGATGGTTGCTGTGGTACCGAGTGAACTCTGGATAGTAAAGGTACTAGTACCACTAGGTACGAGCAGGGTCCAAAGGCCGTTGGTAAGGTTTGCAGCGTTAATTAAACTAAGCGGCTGAGCAGTATAGCTGTTGGCACCACCTTGAGTAGCAGCACGTACTGTCTGCTTTACTGTCTGTTCTGTTGCAACATTGGGAGTTGTAGCCATGTTAGAATCCTCTCACGGTAGTGTTGTATTGGCCATACTGGAATACAAATCCAGCATTATTCTGTCCACCCCAACCGTTACCACTGGCAGCGGGTACAATGACGCCACTAACTAGAGTACCGTTGAGGGTTTGGAAAGCCCAGGGATCAAAGAAGGCGGCACTAGCGAAAGTGGCACCACTAAGAACTACACCACTGGGAACAATGGCGCCTACAGCAGGCTCACTCGGGACATTAAGCTCGGAGACAGGAGCCTTAGCCTCGGTCTCGATTACTTCGTCTTTTTCTGTCTCTTTGCTCATTTAAGCTCCTTATATACGGGAGCGAACTCCCGTGGTTACTTGAGATTTTTGGGTTTCACTGAGTTGCCCCAGATCTGCTCTACAGTTTGGCTCGGGCCCTTGGGTTCTGCTTCATCCGGTAGACTAATCTTGTACATACCGTTGTTATTAGAAGCGTCAGGACCGAGACTTTCCATTAGGTGAGACAAGTGGTTATCACTTTCACTTACCTCATCTACGAGTTCATTAATTCTGTTCATGGCTTCATCGTCGTTTAGGAAACGAATCTTACCACGTTGTACTGCACGAAGAATGTAAGGATCTCTTCTAAGAACTTCATCGATGGTCTGTACACTTCCGTGGAGACCATTAGAAGCAAGCTTAAAACTGCCCTTAGCACTACTGAATACCGTGTTCGAGGCGGTTAGGTTCTCAATCCAGTTACCGGTTTCTACATCCTGCATACCCTTAAAGGCAGTCGGAAGTGGACTACGAGCGGCCATAATGTCTTCAGGACTAGGCTTGTGCTCTTCAATGTGACCATCGAACTCCGGTACACCTACCGGAATGCTTTGACCATTATCGCCGGATCTTGATACTGTTCTTGCCATTTTAATTTCCTATCTTCAAGGGACTTTCGTCCTAGGTAGGTAAAGAGATCTTCAATACCTAGTTGTTACATCGAGGGTATTACATTTACTGCTTTAAAACTGTTTACGTCAGAAGTGAGGTGCAGGCCGTTTTTAATAGCCTACACCCCACTTCGTAGTAAATGTTAAGACTAAGCCTTAACGATCTTACCGAGACCACGGGGGTTAAGAACAATCTCGGAAACGAGCTCGTCCATGACCCAACCCTTGTGGAACTTCTCGGGAGTGTGGTTCTCTTCGACGTCGAGGGAGTACATAACCGGGAAGACACCGAGGAACTCGGGGCTAGGAGTCATGTAAACGGTACCCTGCGGAACTTCGATAGAACGCTGGACTTGGAAACCACCGAATTGAACGATGCGCTCACCGGCAACAACACGGTCCTTAAAGGCCCAACCGGTCTGGTTGATGTCCCACTTGTAAAGGTCACGGTAGTCGATCGGGTTGAACAACAAGCGTGAAGCCTCCAACTGGTGGACTTCAATCAAAGCGACAAGGTCATACAAGGAGTCAGGTGTTACGTAACCGGACAACTCGTTAACGATGTGGTTAGGAGAAACCGTGTGGTTGGGGTCAACAGCGTAGTTGTTGATGGCGGCCTCAAGAACCGTAATCAAACGAGCGTCTTCCTGCATCATAATAGCTTGCTTGGACATGTCCTGAGCATACTCTACGATGTTTACACGGAGGTACCACAAGTCTTCCTTCTTAATCTGAGGGAAAGTAGCGATACGGAACAAACGGACCGGAACCTTCTTACCTTCGAAAGGAGTCACACGGACTTCACCTTCATTACCGGAAAGAATGTAGGCCTGGCCGTACTCGTCCAAGACATCGTACATAACCGGTACACCGGGGGTTAGCGGGTCTTCCAGAAGAACGTTACGAGTCATACCCTGGTAACGAAGCTTAAGCTGGATAGGACCAATCATACCCTGGCCCAAACGGACCATGTAGTTGTCCTTGTCTGCCAAGATACCGGCAAGACGACGTTGCTTCTCCTCACGGGAAGCGGTGGTACGACCGGTTGCAGTCTTGAGACGCTCTTGAGCCTCTACAATACTGGCGACGTAGTCGTCGGACTTTCTGGCCGTACGAGGAGCAAGGTGCTCAGCTACTGCGCCATTAGGAGTAATTGTACTCATTATGGATATTTCCTTTCTTACCAGTAACTACTAGTTCTGTGGGTTGACGTTGTTAATCAGACGAATAACGATCTGAGTGGGGCTAATAACATCAATAAGCTCGGCAACTGCCTTACCGTACTGGTTAGAACCACTAGTAGTGGTCAAGGCACCAGGGGTGTTGGAGCTAGCGTACAACCACTGACGAGTACCGTTCGTAGGAACAGCGTAACCACCAGCAGCACTGGTGTCAAAAGCAGGAGCAGTAATGGTAAAGAAGGCGTTAGAGCCACCCAACCATACGGCCCAAGCGTTGACACCAACTTGACTGACGTCGTCAATGTTCGGGTTACGGTCGAGAGCACTAAGGCCGAATACTTCGGCACCAGTACCGTTAGCAACAGTACCACCCAAAAGGGCGACAGTGTCGGGACCGGTTCTTGCAAGGAGCATACCTGAGTAGATGTTACCAGTCTCAGAGGGGTCCAGGAAGGTGTTGTATGGGGTAGCTTCGTACTTTTCGTACAGAGGGGTGCACGTACGGTGAACCCCAACGTTAGCAACAGAGTTTAGCTGTAGCATATTTTCTTTCTCCTTAGGTTAGGGATTAAAGTGTCATCAACCAGTCGTCAGAAGCAATGTCCTGGCGGCTAATTGTTGAGGCCGTCGTCAGGCGACCCATCTCTGGCATGCGATTACTTCCACTTGCCACTTTCTGGCTCCGGGGTTGACGGGCCCCAGACTCTTCAAACGCGTCAAGTGCTGTCTTAAAACCTGCAAGCTTAGCATCTGACATTTGTTCAAACTTTGCAATGTGCTTGGCACGGTCATCACGTTGGACCATACCCAGCTTCTCCAGTCGCTCTACAATTTGTAGGCTTTCGAAGATCTTTTCACGAGCGGCACTAGCGGCCTTCTGGTAGGGAACTAGAGCCGGGTTAGTACCGTCATAAGGCCACGGACTGAGGTCATCACCGTCCTGGGGGACCTTACCGGTTTCAGCACCATCATTGTAGTAGTTGACGTAACCGGCATCTTCACCATTGACTTCTTCGGCTTCCTGCACATTGGTCATGTGGTCAGGAGTCATAACCTTTTGCTTGTCAAAGACTCCAGCAGCGTCATCTAGGTCACGAACGTCTACAATTTGTAGACTCTCTTGGTTACCATTAGAACCCTTGTGGATATTGCCATTAGACATCTTACCGTCACAATTAAGCTTTTCACAACCGGGGCCAGTGCAGTGCTCTCCGGAGACCTTCTTAGAAGTAGTAGTACCTTCTGAGTCTTCATCGTCTTCATCGTCGGCTTCACCACTAGCGATCTTGTTAATGGATTCAGTCAAACCCTCAAGGTCCATAAGATCACGGTAGGCTTGTTGGTAGTTGGCAGTGACCACTAGACTGTTTTCGATGTCGTTAACGATACCGGCGATACTACCGATACTGTAGACTAGGTCCTGATCGGCACTGGCCTTACGAACAAAACTATTGGCATTAATGGCAGCAGTAACCAAATTCTCGAAGTCGAAGTCCTGAGCGGTATCAATGGCATCACGAATCTCACGACTGGCACGGTAAATATTGTATAGAGTGTCGTCTAGATTAGTACTAGCGTACATGGGGCCACCCTCTGCATAGACTGCACTACTACCGGGGCCACCAACAATTTCACCCTTCATGGCTGCATCCAAGTCTTGTGCATCAACTTGACGCATCATGGGCATATTGGCGATCCAATCACCGGCCTCTTCCTTAACGTTAACTTGAGCTGGAACTAGAGCGTCACCAAAAGGCTGTTCACTCTGGTTGTAGCCCTCTTGTCTAGGGGTGGTAGAACCCGGAAGGTTTCTCTGTTGCCAGGCATTATCTGCCGTCTTAGTAAGCTCATTGTCGAAACGACTCATCGCTACTCCTGTTCTTCTTCGTCCGGGCCTTGACCCTGTCCTTGTAAGTTCTGTCTTCTCTTAGCATCAGCGTCCGTTAATTGCATTTGATGAATCCGAGTAGATCCATCACTCTTAACAACTTCGGAGTCGTCTAAACCGGCGGCTGCTGGATCTAAAGAACTCTTCTTGTGATGCTTTTTATTCTTCAACTTCTTCTTGTGTTTCTTGATCTTATGACCGGCAGGACTGACGAACTTCCGTCTGATTTCCATATCCGGACTAATACCAGTAAACTCTGGAGATCTGTGGTCTAGATCCCGAGGTGGTCTTTCATAACCACACTTGGGATTCTCACAGAATAAGTCAAAACCTCTTTTGCCACACTTAGGACACTCTTCATCCGTTGTAGCATGTGAAGGAAAGTAGTCTGCAAAACTGAACCGGGCACTTGCGGCCTTTTGTTCAACTCCCTGTGACTCATTCCACTCCTGAATTGCTTCCATAACTTCTGGGGCAATATAGGAGCAATCTTCACAAACCCCACTACGATAATCGTTACCGCCACATTGTGGACAGTCACCAAGGATCGTAATGTTAATTCTAATTACTTCCATGGCCTGCTTTACTAGGCTAGAGGAAACTTTTAGAATAGGCATTAAATCATTCTCTTTTGTAGTAACCAAGCACTTTCGTCAGCCGGTTCGAATACGAAACTTAATTCGAAGAACTTAGGCTTTACACAGCTTTCGTAAACCATGCTTTCAATGCGCTTGCCCTGCTTATAAACCGTTACAGTCCGACCCTTAAGGCCCGGAATGTGTGTACAATACTCTTTGGGCTTGCTGGCATACTTACCACAAGCACTGCAAATAGTACCCTCTACGTCTGCTCCCATACTTACGGCATTGAGTTGCCCGTTCATAATGGCTTTTCCCAACTTGGGGAAAGTTTTAGCATCTACTTCCATAAGACAGTAGACACTAGCATCTGTAATTCCACTAGCTAGTTTGTGCTCCCGATAGATTGCATCGAGAATTACTCCCCGTGCTCTATCCGGATCACTATTATTGTGCTCTACAAAGATCGGCTTTCCTACGAAAGTCTTGTAACTTTGCTTGATCTGATCTACCGGCCATCCGTCATAGTTAGCATTTACTCGAGAGGAGATCGCTCTACTAACTACATAAAGGTAACCGCTTGCCATCTTTACCGGCTTAAAATCTTCGAAAGTAATAGACGGCAACTGAATGGTCTCAGTGCTAGAACCCATGGTAGACGACCTACCCATTAGAGTTACAGAAGGAGCACCAAACTTAATCATATGACAGTGACTTATATGATTACTTAGTGGGCTTTACATTGTTGGCGGGCTTGGTTTTCTCTTCTGTCATATGGTGTCTATACTCTTCTTCGTGGTGTCTAGACATTTCAGCTTCAATAAACTCCATAAGATCTTTGACCTCTTGGAACTGATCCTTTTCTAGACTTAGAACTCTACGAATAATGTCCAGACTCTCTCGAATAATTCTAGCGTCAGCTTGAGTCTGCTCAAACATTGCAATACCTACAACACTCTCGATATTTAGTGCCATAAGAGAGGCACAAAGATTCCACCAAAGCAGTACAGTAGTACCACCCAAAATCCAGCAGAGATAACTAATGAGATTTATTGCAATAATAAATGGCCATTTACGAATGAGTTTTTGTAGAATCCAAGAGATGTGTTGCCCTAGACTAATGGCCTCTCCGGTTACCGGATGTTTGTACTTCCTGGCCATTATTCCTCCTCAGCGTCTCTTAGTCCTTCGTGATACCCTAGGTGACGGTCCATAGTGTGAGTAAGTTCGTCGACTTTTCTTTCCATACGATCCCACTGGTCCTTGGAACTACTGCCACCATTATTACGGTGCTGAGAGATTAGTTGCTCAAACTTTTCGTCCATGTCTTCTCTGGTGAATTTGAGTTCGGTCTCTAGTTCTTCCATTTTCTTCTTACTGTCTTTGGTAAAGAATCTAGCAGTATATTTGGCTACAGTAAGAATACCGGCACCAGCAAAAAAGAAGTTAGAGAGGTAGCTAAACCAAATGTTAGAACTATCGAAGAATGTTGCAAGCATTTTAGTCCTCGTCAATCTTTTCGTAGATAGAGTCGGTTAGGTCCAGTTTATTGGCATTTCGACACGTAAGCCCTTCACCCTCTTTGATAATATCCAGCTTGACAAGAGGGCTAACAATGGTTAGTGCAGTCTTAACCTTGGCCTGCTTAGGAAGCATACGAGGAGTTGAGTCGGGTGAAAAGGGATTGCTCATACTAACTATCCTAAGACTAAAGGGCGTATTACATTATTCGGGAATATCAGTGGGGTTGGCTTTTTCTCGATCAGGAAGGTCCATGCTACTACCATCTCCACTACCGTGGTTACCGGCACCCATAGGGTCTATACCCGGGTGTTCAGTTCCACTGGGGATAAAGGTATCACTGGACTCAATTACACTAGCCAGGTGCTCCTTGAACTCATCTTCCGAGAACTTTTCGTAGCTATCATCTACGACAATTTTCATGCCCTTGGCTAGCTTCATACGCTTACGCTTTTTGCTCTCAATAGGGCTAGCGAACTTCATGCGTCCACCATACTCTACACGAACTCCATCTAGTTCATTGAAGCCTTCACCGAAGTTACTGGTAATGTCACTCTCGGCACTGGCCTTCTTTTGAGGTCCATTCTTAGGGCCCTTCTTAGATGGCTTAGGAGCACTCTTTCTCTGTTCATAAGAGATTTCAGGCCGCTGTCTTTGTTGAGTGGCATTAGCCATACTCGGATACATATCGGGAATCTGACTAACATCACTCCCCGGACTACCACCGGTCATATTGGGAGCAGCAGGCATAGCGGTAAGACCGGCCATAGCTCCTGGAGCTAATTGAGCTGCCATTGCCGGATCTTCCATCATCATTAGATAGGCCTGGTATTCCTGCATATATTCCGGCGGAATAGGCAACTGCAGAGTCATTAGTCGGTCGAAGAGTTCTTTCTTGTACTGTTGTTCAGCAACAACCGTCTTGATCTTTTCACTCTTACGAGCTTCTACTTCATCATCAAAGTCAATGGGGATATTAACTGCAAGAGTGCCAAGAGAGATCGGAAACCCGGAAGCCTGTAGTTGCTGTAGGAAGCCACGCTCTACGGTTTCATCTCTTAGGTTCATACTACGAAATCTGACTTCCGGAATGGCCAGCTTTGGACGCTCTTCTACATATTCAGCACCGGTCTCTTCATCGACCATAAGTACAGTTTCCATAATCGGAACCTTTTGGCCGCCTACATTACGGAACTCATAGTGACCTTGTCTTTCGGCAACCGGTTCCATACGAGAACGAATAAATGCTTCAATCTTGTGTTGGTAGGTAGAAAGCATCTGGGTAATAAGCTCACGATTAAGAGCACCAGCAGCATAAGTACCACCCTGACCACCCTGGATAAGGTCAGCACCAATACCGAATACTCCCATAACATTGGTCTGTACTCTCATAAAGTCTTGGTCTAGTCGAGGCATTGCTTCACGACCAAAAGCGTTCTGGATGGTTAGGCCGTGGTGATAGGTCATTAGTCGGAAGTCCGAGTTAATGGCCATGGCCAGGTCGTCTCTTAGGCTCTGGAGTTCTTGAGCATCCGGGATCCATGGACCGTCCTGGTCTACATCAGGAAGACCAAGAGTAGCCAGAATAAGAGGAGAGTATAGACGGTCAGCAATAGCGTCTTGAGCAGCATTAAGGGATTCTTCGAGCATAAGCATTCTAAAAGCTCTAAGAAGAATCGGGGTACCATGCTCACTCCACGGGTTGGTATTGTGGGTTACAAGACCAGCAGTAATGTGACTATGGTAGTCGGCAATGCTTAGAGCACAAGTTACTTCTTCTCCAATTACTTCGATATTCTCAACGGCGTCCCATTCAACTGTATCCTTATAGACATTCTTAACTACTTCCCTCGAATGTACTTGCTTTCTAGGCAGGAGAGTGTCTAAGTTTTCAGAAAGAATTGATAGACCAATATGATTTTGTACTACTACACAACCGTCATTTAAAGTACTAGATACTCCAAGTAAAGATAGCATTAACTGTACGTCGTTTAACAGTCCCTCATTACTGGAAGTCCAGTAGACTCTGGGGTAGTCTCCATCAAAGAAACAACCATCAGTGTCCAGGTAGCCCGATAGGAAGTTCCACCAGGCTTGGGGACCACTCTCCCAAATAATCTGAGGAACTATCTTATTATGACAAGTTTGGCCAAATATACCAACTTCACGGAAGAGATTGATTAACTTATTGCTCCCCGTCTTTCCGGCTCTCTTACCCGAGTTTTCATTGGACTTGATTCTGTATTGCAAAGATGAACTGGCCATTTCGGGGATAGAGCAGTCATACTTATCTACGAACTCTCTAGTCCAGTCTACTATCTCTTGGTCGTTACTAGTTATACTAAAGTCAGAATTAGTATATGAACCATCACCAATCATCATTCCAATAAATCTAGCTAGGTCTGGGTCTAGGAATTCTGAACCAAAACTACAATGGGAGCCAACACGTACTAGATCTCCAACCTTAAGATCTTGTGCCTGTACCCATTCCTGACTTATAGAACTAGCCGGGAAATAGTGGGGGTTTGAACCGTTTTTAGAACCACCAATATGGCCTGCCTTTGACTTAGGATTGTCAAAAGTTCTATTACAGGCCAAGCATGTGTTTTCTGATTTAATAGTCTTCTTAATCCAGAATGGGTGCTCAAGAGTCGTCTTAATAGTACGACCAAACTTTGTAGTAATTTTGACTACAGTTTCGGGCTCACGTAGACTATTTGCCTGTACATGACTAACTACAGCTCTATCATTCTCAGTGTCCCAGGCAAAAACTGGGTCCCCAACCTTCAATTTTCCAGCTGGTACTGGTCCAGAAGGTGTAAGTACGTCAGTGTCGGGAGTTACACACTTAAACTTAAGTTGCTTCATAATGACATCAGAGACCGGAATCTCTTTGTCTTGTCTGGCCCAGGCTACAACATCCGGGTACATTTGCATAAGCATAGCATACTCTTGTGGGGGATCTCTACGCTCGATAAGCTTCTTAATCTCGTCGGGAACCTTAATGTGGTATTGGTATGTTCTAAGGGCACGATTCTTGGCAACAATGACATCATTGGGGTTAATGATTTCATCTTCTTCCCAGGCACCCAAACCATCATGCCAGGATCCCATGGCGAAAGCTTCACCTACTGTCCAGTGCTCCCGGCCCAAGTCGAATAGAAATTCGTTATAATTTAAGCCGTCAAAAAACAGCTCATTATAGAATTCACTAATTCTCTTGTCCGGGTGGATAAGTTCAACGTCTAGAAGTGGAAACCTAGTATAAATATCGATAAGACCAGGTACCAAGTGGTGAGTAGTATAAAGTAGACGAGCCCAATCTCGGATCTTTCTCGTTTGCTCATCGGGGTCCTCCATATTGAACCACCACGTACGCTCACGCCAGTATTCAAATGGGTCATGTAGCTTGGGCCAAGCCCATTGGGCGTCTGAACCACTAGCAGCACCCAATCTACGATTTGGGGTATTGGCCATACCCTCTAGACTAAAACCCTGCTTGAGGTTATTGAGTCTTTGACGACCTTCCGGAGGCCCACCCATGGCCATAGCCATAGGACCAATCTCACTGGCCATAGAGCCACTCGTTTTAGCTCTATTAAGCATATCCCGTGCTGCCACTCGACTGGCAATCGGGTTCTTGGGAAGAGTGATTCCGGCCTTTTTCATTCTACTGAATTCGGTGGAAGCACTCCAGTCCTTGGAAGACATTAACTATTCCTATCTAGAAGCCGCAACTACAAGAATCAATTCCGGCAATTCGTTCACAACCACATCCGTAAAATCCAGCACCGCCAGAGTGACGAATAATACCACCACCGCCCTCTACTAGTAGGATCTTGTCACCACCCAGAGTCCAGTTAGTGCTTACTACAGTACGTGAAGCTGTCTTGTGAATTCTTTGTTCTCTCTCCATGATGTCTCCAGTATAGTATATTAATTTTTTAACGGCCGATGTAGTTGGTGTTGGCCTGGATATTACTTAGTGGAGGAACATTTTCAGTATAGCCTGCTACAGCTCCACCAGAGATCATAAGAACGTCGTTGTCTTGGATATTGGCCTGGCCAATATTGCCATTAGCCCAGATGGCTTCCTGGCCAACCTGCTTAGCACTAAGGTCAAGGAACATACCCGGAATTGTCCAGTCGATAATACCGGTGCCACCAGAAGCGATAATTCTATAGGCATTATAGAAGACGCCACTTGCAACCGGAACCTTAAGAAGTACAGTACTATTAGCAGTAGTAACTGAACCGGTTACAATCGTTGTCCAGTTAGTGGAGTTGTAGAGTCCGGAGATTGAAGTATAGTAGGCATTAGGAGTATAGCGGTCATAAGTGCCCTGTAGTGCTACAGCAGAAGTACCACTCCAACCACTTTCTGCATTGAGAGCGACAGTAATTGATTGAATATCTTGAAGTGTTACAGCTGCATCTGGAGCACAAATAAAACTTACATCAAGAGCAGCATTACCATTAACATTAAGATTAAGGCCAGGGTTCATAGCTCCAGGGCTCGTGTAGTTAATGGTACTACTACTACCACTAATAGCTCCTACTTGGCCACCACTAAAAGCAGCGGGGTAGGGTACAGCAGCTGGATTAACATTGGCTTGACTACCATTGCCGTAAATACTAACAAACTGGCCTGTAGGCCACGTTCTTTTAACTTGCTTAGGGCCGTTACCTTCTGCAATATTCATGTCTGCTCCTATAGACTCAAGTAGTCAATACCGAGATCTTGTCCCTGGGATTCTTGTAAAAATTTCATAGCATTTGCTGCTATTTGGTCATCTCCAACTGAAATGGCCGGAGTATCCATATTAACTGCAGATTGACTAGACTGTACTGTAGTTGGCGCTGGATAGCTTGGAGCTGGTCGAGGGGTTGAGACAGTGGGAGTAACCGGACGAAGGAGTAACTTATCTAGTTTACCTTCTACACCCCGCACCATCTCTTGTACCGGCCTTAGATTGCGTTCTATTTGACTAGATACACTCTCTACGGGCTTAACCGGCTCTGGTTTAATAAAGTACTTCTCTAGAACTCGATTGGCTAGATCCCAAGTGAGTTTGTTCACTTCAGTACCGGTTAGTCTCATAATACGCTTGGACTTGTGGTCCCAGTCATAGCGGTAAATGTTCTTATCATAGTCGATAAGCTTACCACTAGAAATTTCATTTGCAGTAGCATCTACTGTTAGAAATTCTATGTTACTAACCGACTGTACTTTGGGAGTTTCTACAATCGGTTCTTTAACCTCAAGGATCTCTTCTACGGGGATAGAAACGATCTCAGTTCTTCTAGTCTTAAACATTATGGTTAGTTCTTAACTACCAACTCGTAGTCACTCTTACGCTCTACACTGGCAGTCTTGTCATCCCAGATAACAGCAAACTCTTGATCACCAACAGCGATAACTGTACCGGCAATCTTGGTAGTAGGTGTCTCAGCATAGACTCTACCGTTAACTAGAGTGCCGCTGTTAACATTAGCAATTACACCAAAGGTAAAGTTCTCACGAGCCTGCTGGTTTCTAAAACCACTAGCCTGCTTATTGATCTTGCTGCCTTGCTTGACATCATTAGCCATGTTCCAAGGACCCTGTGAACCCGGGTTATTGGTGGCGGTGGCAGCATCAGTGTTTTGCTTAATGGAGTTGTCTCGGTCAATTTCTTGAGCCCAGTCATCACGGAGACTTTGTTTGTCAGCCCAGTTACGATCGGCGTCATCTACTACACTAATGTAGTCGCCTTCCCATTGGGGTTGTTGTTTCGGGTTTTCGAAGTCTACGTCAACAGGGTTGGGTGCATTGTCACCCATTTCTTGCCATAAATCGGCGATCTTGATATTCAAACGTGGTTCCATGTTGGTCTTTCTCTCTTCCGGATAGATTGAGATCTATATCCTAAGTTAATTACTACCGTAAATTACATTTATTAGTCTTCACCGTGTGGCATATTGTCTAGTTGAGTCATTGGATTGCCGGGGACTACCATTGGGACCTGGGTCGTTTGCATGGGCTGGATACCGTCACTAGTGGGTACACTAGTTTCTATGTCTGCACTAGCATAATGCATTTCATCAGTGTCAATAACATCTTGTAGACTGGTCAAGAACGGAGGCTCTACTGGCCTACCCGGAAACTTAAAGTTTTGAGTAAAGGCAAAATCATCGGGTTCACATTCTTCATGTGCATAAAGAGCGGTTCCATCTGGAGCCGTACTGGTTTGTACGATTGGTCCTCTACCTTCTTCGTGTGAAGTTAGATCACAAAATCTACACGGTTTATCATTACGCTTCTCTTCGGGGAGCATTCCAGGTTCGGTGTAACTTAGGTGTCTATTCATACGCGGCTGTTAAACTTTCTCTTGGCAGTAGTTCCAGTAGTTGGACTCTGTGCATTACGACTCTTAAAGTCATTGATAATGTGCTGAGGCTTATGGCCTTGGAAGAGTCTAGAAGCCACTTCAAACTGCTCATGTGGTTCTAGGCCTCGGCCCAAGTGGCCTTCAATGTGGCCTACTACATCATCTGGAGACATGTCCGACTTAACCGTCTTAACTGTCTTGTCCTTCTTGGGCCTTCTAGGAGTTCTAGGGGCTACAGTAGGGGCAGTCCCTCTACTGGCTTCATCGGCCTGATTTAGAAGTCTAGTAACCGAAGACTTAATTTCATCATCACCATTTTGCCCACCAGTAACTGCTAGTTCACGAAGATGGTGTTCAGCAAACGGATTATCGGCGATCATGTGCTCACGACCGCTAACTTCCTTGTTGGGGTCGTAATCCTTACCAAAGTGACTTCCTTCGAAGTTACCGGCACGGTCTACAACCTTACGCTCTCCAAAGTTTAGGAGACTAGGAAGGATGGCATTATTAATGTGTGCAAAGTGGCTGTGGTGCATACTAACAATGTTGTAGTGCCAGTTATCACTCGGACGGACAGTATCGGGATTGGGTTGTCTTCTAGGCCCACCAAAACTCGTATCAGTTATTGCACGAGAGAATGGATCAAGTTGATCAGTTCGTGTCGGGTCTTCACGATCACGTGACGGGATGTAGGCTTGAAGAACACGAATCATACCGGACTGACTATCACCAGTGTAGTGACAGTGTTCACAACCGCCCTCTTGACCTTGACAGTGTTCACAAGCGTCATTACCTAGAACCATACCCAGAGTGCTATTACCCGTAGAAATATACGGGTGGGGATTACCCTCACTAAATATACGGCCAAAGTGTCCAGGAGTACACATGTGACCATCACTAGAGTCATGATTAGAGTGCATCTCTAGTGCTTCAGGAAGTGGCCTAAATGACCCGTCAACTCGTTCAGGGCCAGTTTGCCAACTCTTGGGGTGGGTAAAAGATCGTAGGATTCTACGGCCTCTATCACGACCACGAGGCTTGCTTAGACCCGGTACATCTTGCTGGTTTTCACCACGACCCATAAGAGCCTTACGAGCCTGGTCCCACCACTTTTTCTTGGGGCATTGGTCAACACAACCCGGAAGTGGATGCATACTGTCGGTAAATCCACCAGGCTGACATACTTCTTCGTGGATATTACGCTGAGTATTTCTAGTGGTTATAGCATCTCCACCTAGGTAGCTATTACCGGCTTCTGGAGTATAGCCAAGTCCATGACATAGTGCACAGTCACTCTGTGGGTTACTTACAAGCTTATTTCCGGTGCCTACACAAGAACCACATCCTCGTCTGGGACTTAGAGTGCCACCCTTAGTGCAGTGACAGCTTTGAGTTTGAACACATTCACATGGGCTTTGATGCTTAACCTCATTAGTTCTATCATCTACTAACTTACGAAAGTCTCCAACTGTATCTACAGCATTTTGACGGTCAACATCACTCTTTTGTCGAGTAGGAGGAACTCCCATAAGTCTCATTGCACGTTCACGCTCGTTAATAGAGTCCAAACGGTCCTGGTATTCAGGAGTATCCGGCTTAAGTGTTCTAATGGGTCCATTAACTTCAGTGACTTCTTCACCGAGGGGCTTTATAATTTTTTTATCACCGACTGATTGAGTTGAAGTGCCATATGGGCTTGGAGTTGCAAATGGGTCTTCTTCATCAGTAGGCGGTTGCATAGCAAATCGTCGGTTAAAGACTCTACGCAGTGTTCTACTAATCTTAGTGCGAGTGCCATCTTCTCCATAAGGATTGGGTCCTGGCACTTCTAGGGGGAGAGAACCTCGACTATTGATCAAACGCCTTAGACTGGTAAGAGAATGGCCTAGAGTCCAACGACCGGGCTTTTGATTACTACTAGCTCCGGACATAGCTCCCTGTACATCCGGGTGTTGCCAATCAAATCCTGGGGTTAGGTAGCCGACCTTAACTGACCTACCGGGGAATAATGGTCCCACTTCTGGTCTAGCACTGGGGTTGCCTGGTAGAGAGCCAGACGTTGGATCTTTAACGTACTTGACGGGGAGTGCTCGGTCAGTGCGAGGCCACTTATTCATATCCTTAAGTCGTTGAATAGGTGTAAGGAACCTACGAGTTGCAGGGTCATTAAGATCAGCGCCAATACCTTCTGCATGAGTAGCATTAGGCGACAGACTAGTATCAACAAAACGAGTGGGAGAACCAGCAAAACGAGCCATCCATGCTAGTGGAATATGTCCTCTTAGGCCTTCGGGGAGAGCACTACCGTTTGCACCAAGCCCAGTGTGAGTGGCTCGGCAAAGACATTCTTTACCCTGATGCTCACCCGTACCCTTACAGACCGGGCAGTCGGGGTTAGGCAGTGACTTATAAATAACATCATGGTGGGGGCAGCTAATAGAAAACACAGGTGTACCAAAACCCGTGGTATTCTTCTTGTACCTGGTTCCACGACCGATACTTAGTCTTTCACGCCAACCTCTACCACCACAAGGCTTGTGAGTGTTGTCAGGGGTGGAGAATAGCTCTCCGGTAGAAACTCGGACTCCTTCATCGTCAGAGTGTACACAGTTTTCACAAGGGTAGTAACCGTCTACGTCTGTGTCTTGTACCTTACTACCCTTACAACTTAAGCAGGGTCCTTCTCTGGTACCACTCTTGTCATTAATAGTACGTGTTCCACTACCACCGCAAGTTGAACAAGTGCGAAATTGGCCAGGAAGTGGCTTAACACGGCCATCACCCATACCAACTGCCACTTGCTCTAGTGAACCATCATCATTCTTCTTCATAACAGGAGCACCAGGTGCACATTCTGGGTCAGGTAGCTTAAATTCACGAGCGTCAGGGTTAATCTTCCCTCTGCACTCACGACCGTGAATCTTACATAGTTCCTTTACCTTCTTGTCAGGACGAGCCTCAGTTTCTACCGTCTGTGACTTAAACCACCTATTGCCACGTGAAGGGCTAATGACATTAATGCGGTCTGGAAACTCTTCTCCAAGGGCACTACGTCCAAAAGCATCACCAAAGCCTGCTTCGTCATGTAACCAGCAATTCTTTTTTAGTTCATGACTGTGCTGGGTGGTAATAAATGCGTGAGGACCAACATCAGGATTGATAAGGTGGGTTTCCGGGTGTTGGGCCTCGGTAAGTCCACAAGCCTGGCAGGTGTCTTCTGTGTTTGAACTCTTAACAAAACGAAATTTCATTGTGGTCCTCTTTGGCCCTGGGCATTTAGCCACTTCTTCTCTTGAGCGGTTAGCATACCCTCTCTTGCTCTATTAATAGTAACTTGTGTACGAGTTTCATGGGGGCTAGCATCTGAGGCAAGTGAGTGGATGATGTCAGCCAATCCGAGATTGCCCAAATTCATTCCAAACTCTCGCTCTAGTAGATCGCGATGAGCAGTACAGCAAGGAGTAACTGTATCTCTGTGAACAAAAGCATGACTAAATTGCTGTGTGGAGTTAAACTCCTTGCCCGGTAACTGTCCATAGCTACATTTGGAACCCTCTAGGCCCCATAGTCGAGCTAGAGTTGGATGTTGAGTTACAATCTTTTCGACTACACACGGTTGATCTGGGTTATGAGTTACTCGTTCGGCCTCAGGGGCTCTATATGGAGGAGCAAAAGTATGCCCTTGAGGGTTAAATGAAATTCTTTGTCCATTAATATCTGCTCCCGGGACTTCATGCATTTGTGGAGGAAGTCCACAAACACCACATTTTTGGTGTTCCTCTGCTAAGGGGCAAAATCTATTGTCTGATGCAAACCATGCAGCTGTAATAACTCTACTCATAATTTCTCTTATCTAGAACAGTTCGGGCAAGATAGCATGTGAGTTGTATATTCATTCATTCTCTGGAAGTCACCCTTTGATAGGAAGTGAGCTACTGTATCTTTAAATTCAGGGCTTCTCTCAATACTATCAGCTTCTGGATGTCTACCGGTAAAGTTGCAAGTCTTACAACCTTTCACCTCTCTGCGAGGAGTTTCAACAGTTCCAGTAATTCCCGAGTTGTCTTCATCCTCTTCTTTTTCAACGGAGTTCTGCAAACGATCTAACACTTCGGGGTCAGCAAGGGGGATAGCACCATTTTGTCCCCAACCCGCTCTCGTCTCTGCTGTATTATGCTCTTCAAATCGAATACGTGATTCATTCTCTTGACGTCTACGCTCTTGTTGAGCCGCTCTATCGGCTTCTTCTCTCTTACGGTGATATTCCTCTTGTTCCTCAGGGTCTAGCTCGTTCTCAATCTCTTCGTTAGTGTATTCGTTACTATTTCCAGGGATAAACTCTTCGTCTTCGCCAAAGCCTTCGTCATGCTCATCAGGTTCGGGGGACTCTTCACCCATAGACTGAGCTGGAGCTCTAGTAACTCCCGTGTGACTCTCTAGAATACTTCTACTAAGCTTATTACCTTCACAAGTCGGGCAAACATGCTCATGACCCGGAATAGTACAGGTCGGGCAGGATTCCCCACTCCCCGGTAGTTGCCCAATACCGTTACAGGTCGGGCAGGAGCCTTTATTGTCACACTTGTTGCAGCCATTTCCATCACAATTGGGACATAGGTGAAGGTTTTCTCCACTACCACCACAGGCTTCACACTTTGCAGCATCAGTGGGAATCCACCCACGGTTTTTACAGGCCGGACAACCTTCATTTCCTAATGGGCTATGGTAGGTATAAGTCTTTTTTCCAGTGCAGCTATCAGGGTCTATGCAAGCGTAGCAGTGTCCGGGGGTAGAACCTTCCTTACATGCTCCAACTCCCGGTCGGTCATGTCTACAAGAAGAGCAGTGCCCTACTTCTCGTCCATGGAATTCGGAAGCTCCTTCACAAACTGGACACGGTTGAGTGGGTCCAGCATTGGATCCTTCTGGCTCTTGAGTAATACCCAAGTTGGCCAGTGATTCTGCATCTTCACCATGGAAATTAATACCTGGAAGTCTTGTATCCCGATGGGTAACATCTAGATCATTGTAGTCATAAAGGTTAGAACTAGGGTTCAGTTCTGAACGGTAGGGCTGGGGCCTAAGCTCTTCAGCAAGCTCTTCCTGGGTAGCCAAGACCAAGCGACTGGCCTTCTTTTTACCCTGGGACTTCTTAAAGTGTCGACCACTCAATACTTCATCACGTTGTGCAATAGAGTCAAATGCTCCAGTACCAAAGTCTTCGGGACTCAATGCCGGAGTTGAACTCTCTCTAAATGTTCTCCCCGGGGGAAGTACAATACTACGCTCAGACTTGTCTCTTAGAGGCCTACAAGTATTAGCACCATTAATAAATGGATTACAGATGCCATCGGTACTAGAACCACCAGGAGCAGGAATCACAGAAGGCCAGGTGGAATTCTCTCGACGATTTCTACCCCGTCCACAGAAAATGCACTTAATACCATTAGGTTCGTAAGGACCAGGCATTCTATTTCTGTCATCAGGAGTTACATGAGCGGGGCCTACAACCGGATTACCTTGATCATCATAGTCGGTAGATTGAGTAAATTGTACTTGCTTTGTACCACCAGGGTATTGACGTCTGTCTTCCGGCCTATTGACTCGATCACTGGTTACTCCACCACTCTGCCATAGCTGCAAGTGATTCTTAAGACTTCTGTAACCACTCTCTAGACCACTACCGTCATTAAGCACTCGGAACTTGTGATCGACGTCATCTCCAGTGTTAAGATAGTCTTTGGCAGTCTTAAACTGACCCTTAGTAACATGCTTAACTAGAGCGTCAGCCTCTTCAGGACCAGCAACTCTTAAGCCTTGGTTTTCTTGCTCTTCAGGACTAGAGTTTTGATTGTGATACCAAACTCTATTGAAGTCATTAAGGTCAGTATAGATACCGGGCCTGGTATTTACAGGGGTCCCTTGATGGTGTACATAGGGAGCACTTTCAGGCCTAATATTGAGAGTGTGCTTTTGACAGTAGTCACTGTCCGGAAGTGCATCCTCCCAGCATTCTTGACAAGTAGAGGCTCCTGCTACTTTAACAGGGTTGCCTATACGGTAAAATTTGTATCAGTCTTGCAATCTAGGCAGGAAGCGTGACGTAGCTTCCACTCTTCGTGTAGAGCACGAACTAGCTTGGCCTTACTATCACTAACAGTGGACATCTTTCTACGGGCAACATTTTCGATGTCTTCTTCTACCATCTGGCAACGGTAGGCAAACTCACGATCAGAGTGGGCCAAGAAGAGAAACTCTCCGGTCTTGGTAAGAACTTCATGCTTGGCGGTAACCAGATTCTTACCGGCAATCTTGGCATCAAAAACGAGATTTACTTCATCGTTGTAATCGAACATCGAGGTCATGATGTGCTCCGTATTCTGCCTATAAAGGCGCTGGACTAGTAATACACTGTCTACTATGGTAGAACACTAACTTTACATGGTGCCCCCGGAGGGATTCGAACCCCCGACCGTCTGATTACAAAACAGATACTCTCCCACTGAGTTACAAGGGCTCGGTTCTGGGACAAGGACTCGAACCTCGATTAACGGGACCAAAACCCGCCGTATTGCCATTATACGATCCCAGAATGTTATTCTTCAGGCGTATCAAATATCTGTAAGTTTAGTGATAGGTAGTATTCTATAAAATCATCTGGATTACTATAACCCAAAAGTTCTGATACTCTAACTATTCTATTATACAGTCTCTCTGGAATTTCTATTGATAGTCTTTTATTTTTCATGTCAGAAGGAGTCGCACCATATCGTGTACAGGTGGGGTCTAGAGCAGTATGACTCACGATACTTCCGGGCCTTACGGTTACCGGCATCCTTCTTAGAGGAAGAAGAGGGATTCGAACCCTCGGTAGGCTATAAACCTACGGCTGTTTAGTAGACAGCTGCCTTAACCACTCGGCCACTCTTCCCAAGCTCCCCAGGTAGGATTCGAACCTACAACCTCGAAGTTAACAGCTTCTTGCTCTGCCATTGAGCTACCAGGGATTGGCGACCTTGATGGGATTTGAACCCACGACTTCCACCGTGACAGGGTGGCACTCTAACCGCTGAGTTACAAGGCCCGAACTAGACTAGTTCTGTGTCTTGGGCTTAGGGCCACGCTTGGCAGGAGTCTTGGCAGCAGCAGGTGCTGGAGCAGGAGTCGGTGCCGGTGCGGGAGTTACAGCCTTGGCCTGGGGAAGAGTACCAAGAAGCCAACCGAGCTTCGGATACTTCTTTTCAAGAGCGGTAATGGCCGTGTAGTAAAGACCAGAAGCTACAGGAACTAGAGTAGCAAATGTACCGCTGTTAAACTTACCCCACTTGGTTGCACCCCAAGCGATAAGAGCACCAATAATGGCAGCAACAAATGTACGGCCGGTTGCTCTTACAGTGGTTGTATTAACGGGACTTGACATTTTTCTTTTCTTCTTTCTTTTCTTCGTTAGTGATCGTAACCCTAACGTCTTGCACTTGGGTCTTTAAGCTATTGCTCAATCCCTCAAGTGTTTCTTTGATCTCTTGCTCAGCAAGGATCTCAGACTGTGTATTGATTGCATTGTATGCAATCGTAATTGTCTTGTTCATATTAGTACCTTAATTATGTAATTAAAATTAATCAACTATCAGATGATGTTAAAAGCAGCAGCTAGATCAGCCGGCATCATTTGATAGGGATTATTGTCAAAGATAATTCCACCGGCCCATAGTGCCTGACTTACCACTGCACTACAGATTACGGTATTACCTAGAGATAGTTGAATTTCTAGTCCAGTAGCCAACTGTAGAGCGATACTAAAGATGGTCAACCAGCCGTACTTGTCTTTTACAAAACTTTTGCCAGCAGCAACCGTTTGATTGGCACTCTGCTTGTTGAGTTTGGTATTTACCAAATAGTATTCAGTACCAATATATTCGGTAATACTACTGTATCTAACTCCACGACCAGCGGCCTCAATAATAGTGCCCTTGGTATCTACAATTAGAGCGGCATGATTCCATTTGGCATAGGGCTTTATTTTACCGTGGTATCTAAACCACTGTCCGAATCTAATACACTTGGCTAGGAAACCGTGAGTTTGTACTAGAATAAAGTCACCAGGGTTAAACTTCTGGGGTTCTACTCCGGCTTCATATACTTCATAGTTCATTGTCAAATCCTTCAAATCCGTAATACTCGTTTAATCCAAAATTCATTGATGCTGTAGTACTCCAACCCTCTACATTACTACTGTCTCCTAGTTGGGGTTTGGGACCAGCTTCATTTTCGTCATTAATTACTTCTTCCCCACCACTTTCAGTTCTACTAGCAGCAAACTGTAGAGGGGCACTCTTGTTCTTACTACGAGTTCTAAAACTATCATCAGTTAATGCATCATTTCGAAACCAAGAGTCAAATCTAATTACCGGAGCAGTTCCTGGATCAGCTTCTTCTTGTCCAGTAGGCCTTCCTACAGATGCAGTTTCTTTGGGTCCTTTTGTTACGTCTACTCCGTGCTGTGTAGCTACAGCAGCAGGGTCTCCAAAATTACCACCAGCTTCTCCTGGTCCAAAAGCCAATCGGGTAATATCACTCAATACTTCGGGGTTGATGGGCTTACCCTCTTCATCTTGAGCAAAAGGAATGTCATCACTCTCGGGGTCGGCATAACGACTGTTAAAGTTTCTACGTCTAGAAGTGGCCACAACAAATTCTCCTCGACCCTTAAGAGGTGGACCACCTGGTCTATCACCAAAATCTATTTTATATTCTGGGGCAGGTACCCGGGTAATTCCGTCTTCAGTTCCTTCGAGTAAGATTTCGTTTACTCCAGTATTCCTACTTGGCCCTACCTTAGGTCCATAGGCCCCGACAGACCCCTCTGTCTCCTCCTTGGTCGTGCCGGACTTAGGGAGTCTAAGTATCTGGATAGATCTAATAGTATCGGCTGTAGAAACGGTTTCTATAAAGTAATTCCAGAGTAGTTTGTCTTTAATAGCAAAGGGAGTTAATTCATCAGAAGTGGTAAGAGTGATAATAAGACCATTATCAGTTACAGTTACTTCAGGGTCGGCATCATACCCCTGGAATTGAGAAATCAAACTCTGTACTACTGAGTCACGATTTTCCGGGATGACATAAGGATTAAACTTGCATTTGAAATTTTTACGTGCACCCATACTTACTCTATTAACTCCTCGGGAGAATTACAGGTGGGGATATTTCTTGGTCATAAAGTTTTCGAGGCTAGATCCTTCATATTTTCTACACAAATAGTCTAGACTGACAAACATAGGGTCATAGGAACCGTCTTTAACCTGATGTTTAACTATGATTCCTCGCCAGTGGGCGTTTCCTTGCGGTCCTTTATAATCTTCGTCATGAAGATAACAAGCTCCTGCGACCAGTCCGTGTTGGGATTTCCCCGCCACGAATCGGAGGCCGTACATAAGGGTTTGTTGGTGACCCATCGAGAAAGTATGTCCAATTGTCTTGAGTCGGGTTTCGATGTTTTGTCCACCATGGGGCTTTCCTGTCATTGGGTTGTAGAAGTAGTGAGCATAAGCTACACCGTCTAACCAAACTGGTTCTGTAAAACTATGAACAGTCCAACCGTGCTTCTCAAAAAGACGGTCATCCAACTTTAACATACGCTCTAGCTGAGAATCAGCATTAAGAGCTCGCTCAATGCGATCTTCATGGTTACCCTTGGTAAAGTGCTTGGGAGGAAGCCATAGCTTTTGTTTAACCTTTTTGCGATGCTCATTATAGTCGTAAAAGGGCTTATTTAGCACTTCGAAAGCTTCATTACCGGCATCAAGGTCATCCTGGTATCTACGACCCTCCATCTTCTTGGTTCCCTTATCATAAATTGATAGTGAGGGCATATCCCAGTGATCACCAATGTGAACTATTTTGATGTTCTTATTGTGATAGTTATCAACAATAAAATTACCAATCCAGGAGAGATGATCAGTTGGTACTCCAGGCTTGGCCTGAGTATCCGGGATCATAATATGTGTTACCGGTAAATCTAGTACCTCTGAATTAATTTCAGTCACTAGTTTCCTTTAGTCTAGGTCAATTGCTAGAGGGTCTAGCAAGTCTGCCTTTGTTTGACCGTCACCGCTATAGTCCTTAACATCATCATCCTGCAGTGTAGCACCATTAGGGTCACTGGGCTGACTGTACTTAATTGGTTGACTGTACCTAATCATATTTAATGCCTCTTCTTGTGTAAATCAACTCTTTTCTGGAGTGAATCAAGTAAGAACTTATCGGCTTTTACTCGATCTTTGGGCAAAGGTCCTTGCCAGACTACAGAGTCGTTTTTAGTGGTTTTAATTTGGCCTTGATAACGGCCGTTTTCTCCAATAAGAAAAGATTGGAAGTGAACTTCACAGTTTGTGCATTTCCACTCTCCATCTAGTTCATATGGAAGTTCTACTACTGCATGATTTTGTTCCGGTCTATTGATCGTTACACCATTGGGTAATTCTAGTGGTTCTGACATAATTAATTAAATGCCGACATACCTAGGTCTACTAGATAGTCTTGAACTGTCCTTCCATTGGATTTTGCAATAGCGGTCAGTGCACTAAGTAGGATTCCGGTAAGGGCACTAAAGAGCTCAATCGGGTCAGCTTCTAGAACCATTTGGTAGGCTACTTCTTCTTCTTCACTAAGAATGGCAGTTAAAATACCTACAACATTCCTAATATTTTCAGCGGTACTATCCATTACTTCTTTCCTAGAGAAGCCTTTAGAAACCAATCCCACTTTTGGTGCTGATCAATTCTTTCGGCAATAAAGTTTGCAACACCTTGTTCATTTTCTTTATTAGCTACATCAAAAGTGTCTCTTAGTAGAGGAATAAACTCAGCGTTCATTTCTTGGAACTTGCTGGCTAGTTCTCTAATTACTTCAGGAACTTCTTGAGTTTCTTTAATCTTACTATCGGCAATTAGCTGACTCATAGCAAATGGAGCAGTATCTCCAAGCTTGACAATATTTTCAGCAATAGGGTCTAGACTCTCGTAAATGTCTTCATAGATTTCGAGGAATAGCTTGTGGTACTCATAAAAGTCTTCACCCTTCATATTCCAGTGAAAGCCATGAGCAGTATGATAGAGTACATAACCGGCTGATAGAAGATCTTTAAGAGCACTAGTCAACTTATCTGACGTCTGCTCTTCTTTGGCTTCAATCTGAGGATCTTCAGCGGCTAATACTCGAAAGCCGTTCCATTTTTCCATTATAGCCAGTTAAGATCGTCTCTAAAGGAGTCCTGGATAGCCATTTCGGTAAAGGTAGCGGCCAACTTGTTTTTCTTACTGGCCTCAATACTTCTAAGAGTACTAGCTTCCTTCTTGGCTCTGCGGCAAATTTCTACATTATCAACAAAGTTATCGATAATAGCTGCACGTTTAGTGACATCTAGAATCGGTAGGGTCTTTTGCTCCACATAGTAGACAGCAGCTTCACGAGTGTTAAGTTGGTCATTTAGAAGGTAGTGACTTTGGTCTTCTACCCAAACTTCGGCACCAGCAGTAACAAAATTAATCCAGTCGGCATCAGCAAACTCTTGCTGTACTGCACTAGCCGTACGGTATAGGAAACTGCCGTCGTCTTCTCCAAAGTTTAGAGTGCCTTCACTATTGAGTAGGTAAGAACTAGCAATAGTACCACCCGGAAGACTCTGCAAATACTCTTCGGTGTCATAGTCTACCCATTCACCAGCCAACTTCTGTAGAGTTTCTCTCTCAGAGTCTACTTCAGTAATTAGATTGGCAAGCTTTTGTAGCTCGGCTTCATTAATATTAGGTCTAGAGGCGGCCATTCTAGCAGACTCTAGGATCTCTTGAAGTCGATCCATTCTGCTGAGGATGCTCTCTGAACTCCCATTAAACCACTGGGTGTCAGCGGTTACTTTGGAGGCTGTTCTTAAAAGATCACTAGTGTCCATTTTAGATTCTTTCTGTGTTCTTGTCTACTTATTGTAAGTACAAAACTAAATTACATATTTTGGTTTAGAGGACTAGCAGAACCATTCTGGTCACTAAGCTCCTGTGCCCCATCATTAGCAACACCAATACCGACCCCACCACTTCCACCACCACCAGGCATAGCTCCAGGAGTTAGGCCGGGATTAGAAACTGTACTAGTCTGAGAGGGTGGTGTATTACTTAGGTCAGGGGGTGTAGGAGCTGGAGCACTATCCGTAACTGGAAGAGAGGTGCTCTGACCACCAAACTGGCCGGCCTCTCTAATTAGCTTGGCTACATGACCACGCTTTTGCTTCATATAAGCAGCCTGGGCAGCCTTAGCATGTGCCTTCTTTTTACTCTCTTCATTACCTTCTTCATACCCGTAGCATGTGGCTTTTTCACCAGGGCCCTTAAACCCCGGGTGTCCATCAGCAGTCTGGCATTGTTCAATATTTTGCTCTACGTCAATATTGGCAGCAAAACGAAACTTTAGTGTACTAGAGTATAGTACGGCTCTACAAGTGGAGCACCAGGATTCTCGGCCTTGACTAGAAGTCTTAGTAATAACTTCACCGAAACACAATGGGCAGTCTGACATTAGTACTCCAAAAACTTTTCTAGGATGTCTAACGGGAGTCCAATTCCAGCGGTAACACGATCTTTACCATCAGTAAGGTCATAGGGGCCAGTGTCTTGACGATCTCCTCTTAGAATATCACCGTGGACTTCAGGAGTACCAGTTCCATGCTCTTCACCATACTCTCTTCTGGGTAAATTGTTACTGTTACTCTTAATATCAAAGAGCTTTTGCTCGGCACTAACCTGAGGCGGTTGCTTATAGAACTTGGCCTGGTCATAACCGTGGAAGTAGTCATCACTTAGAAGAGCAAGGTCTTCATCTAGCGGCTTACCATCAAGACCATCCATATAGCCTCGGTAGTATAGTTCACTATCACTAGCTGTCTTATTAAAGAGATTTAGATAATCATCTACACTAGCCAGTACGGTCTCACGTGGAGCTTCCTTGATAATGTTTTCTTCATTCACTTCGGGATCCTCTGCTAGATCTGAAGCCACTAGAGTAAAGTGGCTTATATTTTTCTTGGGGATAAATTCACCATCTACTTCAGTATAGTCTACATGACCTTCTGCATCTGGGCAGTCGGGGAAACCACAATGTGCAGTATGTACATGACCAATTACTCCAACCAGCTTGGCTAGACTACCGGGATTGGGTGCACTAGTTTCCGCTCTTGCTTCTCCGGGTTCTTTTGTGGGATCAGTATGACCCAAACCAGTAGGAGCAGTAACTTCAGTGGCATTTTCATCCTGATTGCTCATATCAGCAAACTTTACACGAGCGACAGTGCTGCCTGGCAGGTTGCCTTCTTCTACCGCTTCCTCATCTGACTTAGCCAGTTGGTCATGGTTAGTAGTAGGCATATTAGCCTGCCTATAACGCTCTGCAAAGTTACTCATCATATACCTAGTTAGAAAACCCGTGAATTACATTTATTCTTCATCGTCGGCTTCATATGAAGATGTCTCTTGACCCAAAGATCCTTCACTATCATCAAAATCACTATTGTCGCCATTATCATCAGCGGTAACTACCCAGCTACTAATAACTCCAAGAGGCCCAGAGTGTTGCTCGTGTTGCATAGACTTATGCTCTGCCTTTTTAGCAGCACAGTCTTCATCACTAGTGCAGGGTTCTTGACCCATACTACGGTGCCAATCATCATGGCCCTTGTCATGTCTGAGAATTTCCGCTAGGCTTTCTCCGGTCCCCATAAAATTACTGCTATTTTCGTGGCCCCAAGAAGTAGTGGGCTGTAGAGAGTTCTGGTTTGACTGGCAACCCTCACCTGGAGAGCACATAGGCTGCCCATTTACCATTACACTGCACTTCATCCCGCAGTTTCCACAAAGTAGAGATTCTAGAGCCTCCACCAATTGCATTAGTGGATTACTAGCCCTTTTACTAGAAAAGACTGGAGTCTGTCCACTACCGGCATTAGAGGGAACAATGAGACTAGGAGCATGCCCACAATCGGGTCCATGAATGTGCT